ACCAGACCGAGAAGTACCCGGCCGCCTCCAACAGGTCGTTGACGATGCGGAGCTTCGGTGTGCCCACGTCCCACGTCATCGACGCGCCCAGGGACTTCGTGCTCGCCGGGATGACGTGTGACATCTCCCCAGTCGACTCAATGACCTGGACGACCGCCTGGACGATGTTCTGCCCGGCAGGGTAGGTCCACGCGGACGACGTCTGGTCGTCGTCGAGGATCACCATCTTGTCGTAGGCCTCGACCGTGTGGCTGACACCAACGTCCCACTCCTCCAGCGGCGTGGCGGGAAGGAAGACCCCCAGCGGCCAGTCACCGCCCCCCGGCCCGTCCAGCGCGTAGCGCAGCCGGATACGGACCTGCCGCCAGTCGTAGCCGGCGAGGCCCTCCAGGTTGAGCGTGCAGGAGGAACGGATCGTGGCGTTCACGTTCCAGTCGACCTTCCCGGCAGTCGCGCGAAGGTCCGCGAGCAGTTTCTCGGTGCGCGCATCGAGGAGCTCCACCACCCACCGCTCCCGCCGGTGGCTGATCAGCGCGTCGAACGCGGGTTCACCCATCGACCCGCTCCAGTTCGAACGTGACGTACTGGAGGCGCGCCTGGTGGCTGAGGTCCGTCGCGCTGGAGGAGACCTCCCACATGCGGCCGGTCGGATCCCGGTACAGGAGCGGGGCGGGCCGGTCCAGCATGCTGATGAGCTCGTCGAACGTGCAGGAGCCGTCCGAAGGGTCGAGCCGGACGTTGACGGTCACCCGGTCCTCGACCGCCTCGCCAAGGGTTTCGACGCGCCGCCGCCGGCCCCGGTACTGGGTAAGGGTCTTCTCTTGAGCGTGGTAGATCTTGATGTTCCCGCCGCGGCGCATCTTCACGCGGTCGCCCCAGCCTTCGCCGGCGTTGATCCAGATCCACGTGTGGTGTGGGGTGGTGGAGATGAGGAGGGTTTCCGAGACGGCGACCGAGGGAATCGCAGATGCCGCCAGGACGCGGTAGGCGACCGTGACCCCGACCGGGGGAGCGTGGTCCGTGATCGACTCGTCCACGCCGACACTCGAGACCTTCACGGCGTGCTTCTCCCACAGGGCGTCGAGGGTGGCCCGCGCGCCCGCCGCGCCTGCAGCGGCATCGTCCCCGGCTTGAACCACGTCGTCCCCAGCGAAGCGCCAGCCAGGACCGGTGTAAGTGGACCGAGAGTTGTCGGCCGCACCGTCCCACTCGACACCTGGCATGCTGCCGTCGATGTGTTCGCCAGCGGCGGCCTCTGGCCCCATGAAAACTCGCTGCACGTCGAGGTGGTCGCCTGCTGCGAGCCCCGGACCCGCGCCGATGTCGACGGGGCTGATGTACGCCAGGACCCGCGCCCGGGTCGCGGTGGCGGGCGGAGTCAGGTTGTCATTGGTGACCTCAACCCACTCACCCGCCGGCAGCACCACGGCGTGGGGGTTGTTCCCGACGTTTCCGCCAGAAGCGTTGAGCCACTGAACGTTGAAGACCAACTGCCGTTCCTTGGCGGAGCGAGCGAGGATCCGGGCGGAGTACGACTGGCCGGAAGCGGGTGCAGGCTGGGAGACGGGCCAGAAGTTGGTGAAGTTCATCCCCCCGGAACCCATGACGGGTTCCTCGTTCGTCCAAGAGACTCGCCGGAAGTCCTCAAGGTACTCGGCGGTGATGGTCCCTCCGCTAGCCGAGTAGGTGACCGGTGGCCCCGCGGCCACGAGTCGAGGGTTGAGGAGCACGTTGGTGCGCGCCTCTGGCCCGTAGTCCACCCATACGTTCGGGGTTCCGTCGCCATCGATCCAGAGAAGGTTCGCGTCCCCTGTCGGCTCCTCCGACTGCTCGACCCACGTGACCTTCCTAGCGGCCTCGGTCATCGTGTCCTGGCGGGCCGTCAGCGACCGTTCCCACTCCTCCGCCGCGCTGACCGTCTCGCGGTCCACTGCGCGCCACAGCTCGAAGCCGAGGACTTCCGCCTCACCCTCTCCCGCGTCCGGGTTGTCGACGGTGATGTTCACGACTCCCTCATCTGGGACCCATCCGGCCTGGATGATCGGCGTCGGAGGCTTGAGCAGGTCGACCGTGAACTCCGAGGAGGCGACGCTCGTCCACAGGCCGGAGTCCATGTCGCGGGTCTGGACCGTGACCGTGTAGGTCTCGGTGTCCGTCAGACGCCCGTCCCACGTCCAGGTGTTGAGCGGCCCGGACCCGGACGCCTGCCCGAGCAGGACCCCTTCGCGGTAGAAGCTGACGCGGTAGCCGGTCTGGGTCGCCCCGGGGATACCCTCGTGCTCCCACTGGACGACCAGGGTCGACGCCTCGTAGGTCTCACCGTCCGCCGGGGAGAGGATCTCCGTGCTCGGGGTCCCGATGACGATGGGCGCGGCACTGGTCCGGGGGGACGGGGAGACGTGCGACCCGTAGGTCAGGACGTCCCAGTACCAGGCGACCTCCTGACCACCCGGTCCGGAGCTGGGGGCGGGGATCAGTGTCGTCTGGGCGTCGCCGTTGACGTTGACCATGGTCAGTGACCCGGCTGAGGGGCCGTAGCGGACGACCGCGCGAGTCTGGTCCGACCCGTCCGTGGGGTTGTGCCGCCAGGACAGCTGGACCTCACCGGAGTCGGGGACGTACTGGCCGTTGCCTGGGGCGAGGATCGTCGGGGCGTTCGGGGGCGACTCGATCGCCACCACGTTCGACAGGTCCGACCAGGGACCCAACAGGGAGTTCGCGCGGGCGCGAATGCGGTACTGGTGAGTGCCGCCACCGGACGGCGACTCGTGCAGGTAGTCCTCGCGGGCGGTCCCGAACCCGGTCCCGATGACCTCCCACGCCCCGCCGTCCGCGCGGTGCTGGATCTCCGTGCTCGTGAAGGCGCCCTGCCGGGCCCCGTTCACCCATGTCAGGCGAATGTCCGAGCCGACGCGCCGGGCGATCACGTTTCCTGGCGCGCCCGGCGTGTTCATCACCAGGGCGGACTGCCCCGAGTACGGGGAGTGCCCGACGCTGTTGTACGCGCGGACGCGGTAGCGGAAGGCGTTGTTCGGCGTGACCGTGGTGTCGGTCCAGGACTGGGAGGAGGACCCGCCGGCGGCAACCTGTCCCCAGGTTCCGAACCGGGCGTCCCACCGCTCGATCTTCACGCCCGTGTAGGGCGCGCTGCCAGTCGGGTGGTTCGTCCAGACGAGGCGGATCTCCGTGTCGGAGATGCGGGTGACGATTGCCCCGGTCGGAGCCGCAGGACGGGTCTGGGCCCCACCTCCTCCGCCGCCGCCACCCGGCTTGGCGGCGGAGTAATAGTTCGAAGTCAGGTTGGGTGACCCGCCGATGAAGTTGGTTAGCCGCGCGGTAAGAGCGGAGTGTCCCCGTTCACCGACGATGGGCGCGTAGGACCGGGAGGTCGTTCGGAGAAGGACCGTCCCCGAACCAGACCGGTTCACAGAGTGAGTCGTTGTCCCACCGAAGCTTGCTCCGAGGATGAGCTGGAAGTTCGAGTCCTGCACGAACCCGCTGTGGCCCAGGTAGATCCTGGCCGTCACCGTCACCGACGAGGTGCTCGAGGTGATCGTCCCCGGGGACTGCGACCACTCCACGCCCAGCCGCGTCTGCACACCACCCGCACCGCTGGCCCACGGGCCCCACGAGATGGCCATCAGGCATTCACCCCAACCTGCTGGCGCGAGTTTCGCCGTGCGTTCGCCACGAGGTCCTCCAGTGTGCGGATCCCCTGCAGGTCGCCAGGGTTGATCTGCAGGTAGTAGGTGTTGTTGACCGTCGACGTCGTCGACGAGGACATGGGCGCCTGGTAGGCGGGGGCGCCGGCCCAGCCGACCGGTCCGCCCTCCGCACGGCGGGCCACGTGCTGGCCTGACGCGAGGGCGAGCATCTGGTCCTTGGGGATGCGCATCTGGTTGATGGCGTCCATGGTCGAGTACCCGTAGTGCTGGGCGGCGGCCGTCCGGTGGACGTACTCGCCGTCCGACAGCAGGGTGGGGATCGAGTCCGACGTGCTGGTGCCTGGCCCCCAGACGGGGCCGCCCCCAGCGCGGGCGTTGATCGCACCGATCGACACGGCAGCGCCCGCCGACCCAGCCCTGTTCTGGATCTGGGCGATGATCGAGTTGATCTGAGCCCACCGGGCCTGTGCGCCGACACCGACGTTCGCGGTCTTCGAGGCGATACCGGACAGAATTCGGTTCGCGGAGCTGTTCGCTCCGCGGTCCTGAGCGTTAATGCCGGCGGTCCCGGTCGACATGTCAATGTTTCGGAGGATCGCCCGGCGCCTGTCTTCCGCCCCGCGGTCCCGGGCGTTGATCCCGGCGGTGCCGATCGTCTTGTCTGTCTCGACCTTCCACCACTGGGTTTCGCTCAGTGCCGGGCGGTTGTCGGCGTCGATCGTCGCCGAGGGCCGGGACCCGCTCACAGCGTCTTCGAACCAGTTCAGCTCGTCCCGTGCCGGCTGGTCGTTGGCGTACAGGTTCGTGGTCGGACCGAGGTTCTCGTAGTCCTGGCCGAGCAGCGTCAGCGTGTCTCGAGCGGGCTGGTCGTTGGCCAGGAGGGGGATCTCCGGAGCCATCCCCTCGATATCCGAGACCAGGTTCGTCGTCTCGAGGATCGCCCCGTCCCGGTTGATCCCGACGTCCAGGTCGGACACGCCCTCGTCAATCAGGCCCTCGATCTCGTCCAGGGCCTCCTCGATCGGCACGATGTTGCCGTTGATGACAATGTGGTCCGCGTCCGTGGTGTTGATCGTCTCGACAATCTCAGCCAGGGCGTCCTCGGCCGGGAGCGTGTCACCGTTGACGGTGACCTCCCCGTCCGGGAGCTGCTCCATCTCCTCCTCGAGAGCCGCCAGGCGTGCCAGGCCGGGACCGGTCACGACGTCGATGTGGGAGTAGACGTTCTCCGGGATGAGGCCCATTCGGTCTGCGAGGTTCGCAGCCGCTTCATCGCCCATCCCGAACGCTATCGCCTGGTTGATGACGTCCTCACGGGACTGCTGCATGGCAGCGGCCATCTCATCCGCCGACGCCCCGGTGGCTGCGAGGGAGTCCACCAGGTCCCACCCGTTCTGGGCGATCTCGTTGACGGTCTTGTTCGCCAGCGCACCCTTCTCCGAGTAGAAGTCCCAGTTGTCCCCGGCCTCGTTCAGCGCGTTGCCGGTGGCCGTCGCGAACTCGTCCATCACGTCGCCCAGGCCCATGATGGTCTCGGCGTACTGCGCCTGGGCATCCTGGACATCCATGAAGGCGCCCCCGGCGTTCCGCATGACGTCCAGCAGGGTCTCGAGCTGGCCGACCTGCTCCGCCATCTCGTCCGTGGTCTTCCGAGTCACGTCCGCCAGGCGCTCCTGCTCACCCGCCAGGTACTCCTGCTCGGCAGCCAGCGCAGCGGCCTCGTCCGCAGCGTCGGCCATCTCCTCCGACATGTCCGAGGTCGCCCAGGCGACGACATCGAAGTCTTCTCCCGTGACTCCGGCCTGCTCACCAGCCGCGCGAAGCGCCTCCGCATATGCGGGCATCAGGGCGATCAGCTCCTCAGCTGTCCCACCCGTCATCTCGAGCATCTCGTTGAATATCTGGGCGGCCTCCGCCGGGTTCGACTCGAAGATGCTCGCCAGGCCGGCGGACAGGTCCGCGAAGACCTGCTCGTTCCACTGGTTGTTCGACATGCCGCCGAACAGCCGCTCGATCTGCGAGGCCGTGTTACCGATCTGCTGGCCCAGGGTGGGGTCGGTGAGTCCCTGGAACGCCTCCCGGAGGCCGGTGAGGTCTGCGGAGTGATTCCCAGCCGTTGCGGCGGACAGGTTTCGCAGGGCGTCGGCGGCCTCGTTGATCTGGATGGAGGAGCGCTCGGGGAGGAACGAGCCGATGATCTGCATCGTGGCGATCATCGCCCCGGCCTTGCCGGCTGCGGACGCGATCCGCCCCAGGCCGGAAGTGATGCCGGGGGATGTGGACTTGAGTCGGCGGAAGGCGTCGACCGTGGAAACGATCCGGGGAGCGAGGAGGAGGAATCCTCCGGCCACCGTCGCAGTGACTCCGACGAACCCGCCCAGGGAGGCGATGGTCGTCTTGATCGGGGTGGGGAGGGCCTGGAAGGCGCGCATGAGGTCGGCCGTCCTGTTGAGGAGGCCGACCAGGAGCCCGCCACCCTCGGGGCCGACTAGCGGCGCCGCGAGCTCGGACGACAGGTCTCGCCACGCGGCCTTCACCCGGTCGAACGCGCCCGAGAGCGTGTTCTTCACGTTATCGGCGGCGCCGCCAAAGCGGTCCTGCATCCCCGCGGCGAGAGCGTCCAGGGCCTGGCCGGCGTCGAGAGTCCCGGCCGTGATCTGCTCCCGGATCTGCGCGCCGGTCATGCCCATCTGGGAGCCGATGATGGTCGCCGCGTCGACGCCTCGGACAGCGAACTGGTTCAGGTCTTCGGCTGTGATCTTCGAGGAGGCACTGATCTTCGAGAAGATGTTCGACAGTTCGGCAATGTCCTGGTTCGAACCACCAGTTGCGGCCACCGCGTTCTGGATGGAGTCGAGGTAGGGGATGACCTTCTGCGCCTCGATGCCGAAGCCGAGCATCTGCTGCTGCGCCTTGATGAAAACGTCCTTGGCAAACGGGCTCGTGGACGCGAATTCGTTGAGCCGGTCCATCTGGGCGTTCGCCTGCTCAGCCGACCCCGTCAGGGTCGTGAGCGCCGCACGTGACGTCTGCTGAAGCTGGTTGTATGAGATGCCGGTTGCGAGGGCCGCTACACCGATACCGGTGACCACGGCCCCGAATCCGGCGAGGGCGGTGCCGGCGGTCGTCCACGCCTTCTCGTTGTCTCGAACCGACTGAGCGACCCTCGAGAAGGCGGTCTCGGTTCGCTTAGCGCTGCTCTCAGCGGTGCTCGCCTGGGCGTCTGCAGCAGCCTGTGCCGTTGAACTCGCAGACTCCTGGGCGGACGCCGACGACTCTGCTGCCTGCGCCGTGCTGTCAGCCGCTGCAGCGGACCGCTCTCCAGCGGATTCCGCCGCCTCCCCGGCTGCCTCCGCGCTCTTGGCCGCACCCTCCGAGGCGGCGGAAGCGGTCTGCCCAGCGGCCTCCTGAGCGGCAGCCGACGACGTCGAGGCATCCGAGGAGGTGCGGGCGGCCGCCGACGTGGTGGTCGCCGCGTCGGTGGCCGCCTTCCCCTTCCCGGTCTCGGCCCGCTCCGCCCGCTTCCCAGACTGCTCGATCCGCGACGCGGCCTGCTCGGAAGCCGACCCCGCCTCGCCCATCGCGGACTTGTACTGGTTGATCTCCGCAGTGAGCCGGATAGCGACAGAACGGTCCACGGTTCATGCCTCCTCAGGCTCGGGGGAAAATGGCGGTTCGGGGTCGCGCAGGTCGACGAGGTAGGCGAACGCGCCCGGCTCTTTCAGGGCGTCCTTGTTGGCTTCCCGGTAGGCGTCCAGGACCGCCTTGCGGTAGTGGGTGCCCATCCGGGCCTCCCACGCGTCCTGCAGGTCCTTGTCCAGGCATTCGTCGGCCCACCCGCCGCACCCACAGGGGCAGCGCATGGACTCCACGACCGTGTAGGCCTGCGTCAGCAGCAGGTCCTCAACACCCCACGTCTCGCCGGGCACGCCCCAGTACTGGTGTGGTGGCCGCCCCCACTGGTGGGCGGTCTTCAGCGCGGTTAGCGCCGACGCCCTCGCCGGGTTGCGGAGGACGCCGGCGAGGTAGGGACCGTCACGGACGGTGCCTGGTTGTTGGCCATCGCGAAGGTGACGAGGAGTCGGCGGATCTGCGGCTCACTGGACTCCCGGAGGGCAGCCAGGTGCTCGTAGGTGACGCCGGCGGGCTGGATGATGGCGCCAGCGAGCTGGTGCAATTGCACGTACACGGACTTCTCGTCCTTGCTCTTCCCGTGGGTGTCGGAGTGGTTCTCCCACTCCTTCTTGACGCGGTTCAGCCAGGTCTCGGACCGGCCCTCGATGCGGAACGTGACGCCGGAGTCCACGAACGTCTGCTGCAGGTCGAACAGGCGGGCCTCGAGCTCCTCGGACGACAGGTTGTCCTCCATGCCGGACTCGTCGGCCCCGCTGGCTTCGGTCGCCCTCGCGACCTGGAGCTGCTGCTCGAGGCTGTCGATCTCTCCGAGCAGGTCGGCGCGCTGGTAGACGTTCACGGAGCGGATGGTGGAGCGGACGCCCTGGACCCACGAGTCGAGGTCGAAGTCGGCCGGCGGCGGGAGGTCGGGCTCGGACACGTCGGGGGCGGGTGCGGCCTGGCTGGTGGGCGTCTCCTCGCGGGGCTCGTCCTCCACCGGCTGGTCGGGGCTGTCACTGAAGTAGGTGGTCACGGGGTTCTCCTCGATGTCACGGGTGCGGGCATGGGTGAGGCCCCCAGTCCTGGTGTGGCTTGGGGGCCTGCTGGTGTCACGGGGTGGTGGGGGTCCCGGCCTGCCCGCCCCGTGACATGCGGGCAGGCCGGGAGAACAGGGGCGGCTACTCGCCGGCGACGACGGTGCCGCGGGGGACGACGCCGCCGGTGACACCCATCGGCTGCACGAACTTGATGTAGCCGGACAGCTCGGTGGGCTGCTGCGGGTCGTCCGTGATGATCGGGTACATGCTGTACGGGTCGCCGGCCTCCCACGGCTTGGAGGCGGGCGGGCCGATGCGCTCCACCAGGTACAGGTGGAGGCCCTTGCCGGTGAACAGGTTGTAGCCGATGTCCTGCTCCTCATCGCTGAGGCCGGACTCGTCGAGGTACCGGAACACCGAGAACGTGGCCTCGTAGTTCGACGCCCCGTAGGTGGTGGAGTTCCCGGAGTCCTCCAGGCCCGGCTCGTTGAGCGTGTCGGAGCCGGTGGGGGACAGCCGGTAGCCGGAGCGGAGGATCGACTTGGAGATCCGCTGGCCTGCGGACAGCTCGGCGACCGTGAGGGCGTCCGGGTCTGCCGGGGCGACCGCGAGGGCCTCCAGCCGGATGCGGCCCTCGAAAAGGGACTTGGCCATGTCAGGCCTCCTTGCTGCCCGCGGCGCGAGCGGTCGTGGCGGCCGGGGCCGCGGGCTTGCCCGCACCCTTCGGCTCCTTGTCGGTCAGGTTCGGGAACAGGTCGTGGTCGAACCACTCCTGCGGCACGTTGTGGGGAAGCTTCTCCCCGGTGCGGGCATCCCATGCGGGCACACGCTTGGCCATGGCGGCCTCCTTTATCCGGTGGTGGTGAGGTAGGTGAGTTGGACGTAGTGGCGGGCGGGGTTGACGCCCCGGTCCTTGAGGACCGGGAGATTGGTGATGGTGGGGTCCTCCTCCAGGGGCGCCGCCCACGGAGTGAGTACCGTGCCGTCGAGCGCAGACCGGACGAGGGAGACGGTGTCGAGCGTCCACATCACGTCCCCGGAGGCGACCGTGAGCACGGCCTGCCAGGTGAGGTCCCCGCTGGTGGCCGACTCCAGTTCCCTGGACGCGGCCGGGCGGATACCGGGGTCGGCCCAGAGCACGACGTAGGGGTACACGCGGCCGTCCGCCGTGGCCGGCGGGTGGTCGGGGACCTCGTTGTCGTAGACGGTGATGGTGGTGATCCGGCGGAGCGCGGTGAGGACGCCCGCGTGGAGGGTGCCGACGCCGGTCACGTGAACGGCCCCTGGGCAACCTGCTGGAACGCCTTCTCGACGGACGGCAGGACGTCAGCGAGGGCGGGTGCCATGAACGGCTGCGCCCTCATCCTGCTGGTGCCCATCTCCACGAACACGCCGTAGTTCGCGGTCGGCCCGATCTCGGCGGTCAGGCCCTGCACGTTCCGGCCGATCGAGGAGCGCAGGAAGCCGGTGTCGACCGGGGAGTGGCGCTTGCCTGCCGCCTCGACGTCCGCGGCGCCCTTCGCGATGACCGTCTCCGCGGCCGAGGTGATGTCAGCTGCGGAGAGCTTCCCGCCCAGGTTGTGCAGATCGCTGGCGTCCCAGTTCATGGGGCACCACCGGGCTGGCTCTGCAGGTTCAGGTCCGCGTACACGACCCGCTCGAACCGGCGGGAGGAGTAGTCCAGGCCGGTGACGGTCAGGACCTTCCCCACGAGCGTGGTGTCGTCGGGGCAGGCGGTGATGGTGATGGCCGCGTCGACCGGCACTTCCGGGGCGTCGGCCTCCAGGCTGATCTGGTAGGCCCGCTGGGTGACGTCCTGCCGTGCCGCGTCCGCGGCCCCGCCTCGGCCGTCCAGTGGCTGCGCCCGGAACGGTCCCTCGTGGAGGAGAGCCCCCGGCGTGGACGGCTGGGCGCCCCCGGTGGGGGTCCAGCCACCGATACCCGGGTCCCGGATCGTGAGGTGGCCGTTGAGCGCCCCGGCGGCGGCCGGCTGGTGGTGCGGGGACCAGTCCGGGTGGATCGTGGTCGTGGAGGGGAACGGCATGGCCTATCGCCGCCTCGGGTGGAACTCGAGGACCGTGAACAGTCCCTCCCCGTCCGCGTCCTCTGCGGCCTCCTCGTCGTCGGCGGCACGCTTGCGGTAGGCGGCGGCCAGGGCGCGGAGCTCGGCCGCGACCTTCGCGGCGTCCGTGGACAGGTCCTGGGTGCGGATGACCTTCCCGACGAGCACCTCGGACACGGCGATCGCCTCGAGGGCGTCGGCAGCGGCCCGGCGCACGTGCCAGGTCTCCTCGCCGCCGGCCATGCGCAGGAACGCGGCGAGCTGGTCGTCGGTGAGGATCTGGCGGTCCGGGTCGACGTCGGCGATGAGGAGCCGCACGTCCCCCACACTGGTTTCAGGCATGATGCGGCTCCTTCACGGGGTTGACGCGGGGTGGGGGTCCGCCCGCCTGCCGGGCAACGGGGCGGCAGGCGGGCGGACGATCAGCGCGTGCCTGCTACGCGTTGCCGGTGGCGACGAACGTGCCGGTCGGGATCACCAGCGACGAACCCGTCGAGTGCCGCACCCGGTACTGGACGGTGTCGTCGTCGAACGACCCCTCCTCCGGGGCGACGCTGCCGCCGACGACACGGTTGCCCGCATCGTTCTTCACCCGCAGGTCCGGCTGCTCGTTGCCACGGAGGAACCCGGTCACGTGCGCGGGCCGCGGGCTGTTCGGCGCGGGGAGCACGAACCAGGTGCGGTTCACACCGGAGAAGCCCGAGGCGACGACCGGGAGCCACGGGTTCACGACCAGCCGGGGGCACCATGAGGACGCTGCCGGACACGACGATCGGGCGACCGTCCTTGTCCTTGCGGGTGGAGATCGCCTGCAGGGCGGCCTCCACGTTGTCCGCGGACAGTGCGCCCTCAGCGCCCGTGACAGGGGCGTTACCGTTCTGGGCGCGGAAGAACGCGGTGTTGAGGCCCGTGTTGCCGGCGTTGAAGAACGCGGACGCGGCAACGATGTCCTCGGTCTCCCGGGCCGCGGTACCGAGCCGCTCCGGGAGGTTCCGGAACGCGTCGAGCTCGTCGTTGATGAACATCTCCCACGTCAGCGGGATCCGGTCACCGTACTTCTCGACCTTGAACTCGTACTCGGCCTCGGTCAGACCCCGGGCCGGGTACTCGCTGGCCTCCTTGACCTTCGACAGGCCGGCGCGGCCACCGAGGAGCTCGACGAGCTTCTTCGGCTTGAAGTTGGGGACCACGGAGCGGCGGGAGTACTTCTGCCAGACCGGGGCGATGCCCTGGTATTCCTGCAGGAGTTCACGGCCGTAGGCCGCGCCGAGCAGGATCGGGAAGTCGGCCGTGGTCATGGACTCCATGACGTCGGCGCGGGCCCGGAAGTCACCGTCGAGGGCCTTCTGGAAGGTGGTGCGGGCCTCCAGGATGCGCTGGTTGCGCTGGAGGACGGGGGTGGTGGTCATGGTGGGGGTCCTCCTCAGACCTGTGCGATGCGGACGGGGACCGGCGCGGCCGCGGCGGTCTTGGTGGCGAGGGCGTAGCCGAACGGCTCGCCGAGCTCGCCGGCTGCGACCACGAGGGTCTTGCCGTCGAGGTAGAGCGGGGAGCCCACGTCGGTCACTGCGCCGTCGACCTCGAGGTCGTATGCGCCCTTGAGCCAGACGGTCGCGTTGCCGTCCTCGTCTCGGCTGGTCTGTGCGACACCGTTGAGGGCTCCGACCCGGACGGGGTCACCGGAGACGGTGCCCGAGGGGACGGGCAGGGTCAGGTGGTCGGCGTCGCGGAAACGCTCGTTGGTTGCCATGTCAGGCCTCCTTGATGGTTCGGCCCGTGAGGGCGGCGAGAGCGGCATCCAGGTCGGCCTCCGTGAGGTCCTCACCGCTGCCGTGGGGGTTGGTGTCGCCCAGGCCGCGGGGGGCGCCCGCGCCGCGGGCCTCCTGGGCCTCGGCCGCGGCCTCAGCCACAGCGGCGGCGAACGCCTCCTGGTCGAGGCGCCCGGACTCACCGGTGGGCGGGTCGACGAGCAGGCCGCGCCGCTCGAGGGCCGTGAACTGGTGGCCGGACTCGGCGATGATGCGGGCCGCGTGCGCCCGGTCCGCCTCCTGGTGGGCTTCGCTGACGGACTGGCGGGCGGTGTCCCGCTCGGTGATGAGGGTGTCGCGCTCGGTTTCGAGCACGGGCACCCGGCGGTCAGCCTCTTCGAGCTGAGCCAGTCGGCTCTCCTCGATCTGGGGCATGGTGTCCTCCTCGGACTCGGTGGTGTGGGGCTGCCCCGCCGGGGTGACGGGGACGAATGTGGTGACGCGGCGGACCTGGGTGGGGGTGCCGGTCAGGCTGGTGGCGTTCTCACCGGTGGTGGCGTAGGCCTGCTGCCAGGTGCCCTGGTCGGGTCCGGTGTCGATCTCGAACCAGACGGTGGTGTCGTCGTGATCGACGACGTACACGAACAGGTTGTTCCCAGCCCCGTACCTGGCCTTCAGCAGGTCGGCGAGCTCCTCGCGCCGCTGATCGGCGGTCGCCTCGGTGACGGGCTGGGTTTCGCGGACGATGAGGGGCGAGGTGCGGCGCGCGGACTCGTACACTTCGCGGACGCGGCCGCCCCTACCGGCCTGGGTCACGAAGTCGACGCTGATGCCCTGGTCGAGGGACTCCACGACGCGGCGCCCGGACTCGTCGGCCTCCCCGAGGGTGGCCTGGGCGCGGATGGAGACGCCGATGGCGTCGTGCATCTCGGTGAGGACCTGCGTCCAGGGGCTGTACGTCTTGGCTTCGGCGACCAGTGCGGTCCCGTCCCAGCGGGCGTCCTCGGTGAGCACGCCGGCGACGTCGCGGATGGATCGTTCGGGCCGGTCGTAGTTCTCGGTCTCCCCGGGGTGGTCGCTGAACATGAGCGTGCCCGCCGGGAAGACCTTGCTTTCGGCTGCGGCCTGCAGGACCTGGGGCGTGTACACGCCGGACGAGCCGACGCCGGGAGTGATGAGCTGGATGAGCATGTTGCCGCCGGCGGCGGGGCCCGCGAGGGTGGTGCTCTCGCGGATCAGTGTCCCGGTCATGCGCGGCACCTCCTAGGGGTGGTTGGGTGGGGCCTGTGGGTATGGATGACGCGAACGACGAGGGCGGGCCGGGGGAGTGCCCGGGGCATGACTTCGTGCTGCGTCGCGTGGAGATCAAGCCGCACGGGGCGGGCATGGAGCATGAGTGCCGGTGGTGTGGCGCGGTCCTGTACCTGGCGCCGGGCTGGTCGACGCGCGGCGAGTGGGCCCCAGAGCAGACCTGACGCGCGGGGCATGGGTAAGGCCCCGGAGCGATGCTCAACGGGGCCAAGAGCGAAGGCGGCTCAGCTGTGCGAATGAGTGGTGCACTGCCTGCCGCCTTCTCCTCACACTGTACCGCGGTGGGTCAGCCATGTCACGGTCCCGTCTTTCGCGACGTGGATCGCCTCGAGGAACGAACGCTGTCCGATGAGTCGACGCCGAAGCTCGTCGAGAATGTCAGGATCGGCCAGTGGCGTGCGGGCGGTGTCGAGGATCAGCCGATCGGCCTGGTGTCGTCCTCGAGCGAGCTGCCGTGAGATCGTGTGCCGTCCCGCGCCCTGCGGGCTCTTGATCTCCCAGGCGAACCCGCCAATGGTGACGTCCGGGTTCCGGGCGCCGCGTGTGAAGTCGAGTGGATTGAACGTGATGTCCAGGCCGACCGCAGCCAGGCGGTTCGCCGTATCCAGCTCGTGCTGCGCAACGAGCAGCCCGTCTGGTCGGTACACGACGCCCGCCCGCTCGGCACCTGGCATGAGGATGCGCTCTCCGAGCGGTCCGTCGTCCCCGGCCGGTGCCCCGCGCAGCGGCCCAGTGGGTGGCCGCCCGCCCGAACCCCCACCGGAGCCCCTACCCGGTGCCCTCGCGG